ATGCTGCCGGGGATGCAGAGTTTCTGTACGCTGTGACGTACGGCCCGGCAACAGCCCCATCCTCATTAAGCCTGGCGACAAGGTTCGAGACGCCAGCGGTCGTGCTTTCAACGCGGAACTCGTTTCCACCTGTCGAGGAAACCACCTGGGCAGCAGAGAATGTGTTCGCTGCGTTGAGCAGCGGGATGTTCGCTCCGCTCGTACCTGTGTTCTGCGTTGCCGCTGTTCCAAGGCCGAGCGTCGTGCGCCCGGCTGTGGCATCCGCGTCATCCATCAGCGAGCGACCGAAGGTTGTCGCCACTGCGCTGTCGATGTTGAGGGCAGTGCCAGACCCAGAAACGATGATGTCGCCATAGTCGCCGTCGGTGATTCCGCCAGCGGCGGACAGGCTGCCGCCAGAGAAGGTCAGGTTGGCTCCGATGGAGACGGCCGACCAGGTGTTCAACGCAGATCGGTAGTAGATGGTGTTGGTGCCAGACAGAGCCGCCAGGGCCGTCAGATCGCCGTCCAGGGGCTGATACCCAGATGCCGCTGCCGCAGTCGTGAGGTAGTTCGATGCCGTCTCTGTGGCCATCGTACCAAGGCCCAGCGTAGTCCTGACGGCAGATGCGCTGGCATCGTCCAGGAAGGTGGCGGCGAACGCCGAGATCGTCACGTTCGAGGCTGATATGTCCAGGGTGCGGTTCGCATCACCAGTCGAGATCGTGAAGTCTCGGTTGGCAGACAGGTTCGATCCACCCTTGAGGGTGATCAGATGAGAGTTGTCGGAGTCGAAGAACGAGATGCCATCCGCGGTGAGGATGGCATTTTGTAAGCTGATCTTGTACGTGGTCCCGCCTACTGCGACCGCGATGAACGCGGTCGCCTCATCAACCGAGCTGGTAAGAGGTAGGTCGCTTATTCTGGGCATTGCCTGACACTCCAGGTCCTACTACGACTGAGGCACGCCCTTGATCATGTGAAGTGTCACATCGTATCCAGAGTTCGCCAGGAAGGCAGCTGTCGTAAACCGTAGTATACCTGTCGCTCCGGCGATGGCCGGGCACTTGACGAGCGGGCTGCAACATATCTCACCCTGCCCCTCCAGGACGAAGGCATCCTCATCTGTTGTTGCATCCCACAGGATTCGAAGAGAGCCTCCATGGATCGACCACAAGACCTTCTTGACCCTGAGATTGGTGCCAGGGGCAACACCCTGGTAGCCGTATGCGACGTCGGTGGCGTCGACTTTGGCGACCGCGCTTTCGCCAGTACCGTCCGAGAAGTTCGTGAAGCGCATAACCAGGTTGCGTGCGCCGTTCGCAAGAATCCTGGTCGTAACAGCATCGGCCATGGCCTAGCCCTCCTTGATGGGTGAGAGCCAGGCTCACAGCGAGCCTGGCCCCATTCGTCATTAGGCGTCGGTCGATGCCGTGATGTTCGTCTGCATACCGACTTCGCCAGCGAGGTTGGCGATGTTGATCGGCTGGTAGAACTGACATGCAGCGCCAACGACAGCTTCCGTGATGTTCGCGGCGTTGTCCTGGAGCATGATGTTGATGTTCGGGCCAATTGAGCCAGTCGTTGCAGCGACCATCGTGATGGCAACGTCAGCAGCGTTCTCCGTCCAGATGTAGGACGGGGTCGTGCCACCGCCGATGCGGACACGGTTCATTGCTGTGGTCACGTTCTCGATGCCAGCGACGGCAAAGTTTCCGTACAGGCTGAAGTCTTCGATGACGATGTCATCACCACCAACCATCGAGATGGCAGTGTCGGCACCAGCCGCGGAAGCGCCGCGGTGCTGCCAGCCGGAGATGCGAAGGCGGGAAGCGTTCGCGTCCGTGACGATGAAGTCCGTGGCCTGACCAGTGACGTCTTCCGTGATGATGTCGACCAGTTCGAAGTCCGAAGCGTTGACGTCAATCGGGCCTGTGAGGGCATCGATGCCGCCAGTGAAGCGGAAGTTCACCATCGTGATGTTTGCCGCGCTGACATTCATGTCGGCGCCGACCGCTGTCGTGAAGTTGATCTGCGGGCGGAGGTTGCCGTTGCCAAGACCGATGAGCACGATACCAGCGACGTCCAGGTCGAGGCCGCCAGCTGCGGTGACCGTCTCAACGTGGCCCGGCATGACAAAGATGATGTCACCCTTGTTCGCGCGGCAGCGGCCGACTGCGTAGTCAATGGTCGAGAATGGCTGCTCGTAGGTGCCCCTGTTGCCGTTCGAGCCTGCTGTGGAGCTGACCCAGAAGACCTTTCCAGGGTGTGGCATTGCGACGGGGACGTTGCGGAGGGCTACACCGTTCGGAAAGCCCTTGGGGAAGTTGGAAAGCATTTTGTTTCACCTTTCGTGAAAGTGGCGGCGGGACCATTCCCGCCGCTCACAGTCTGCATCTCATTCACCTGGCGCGGTTAGACGCCCGGCGTTCCGAAGATCGAACGGAAGTCCGTGCAACCCGCAGAGAAGCGCATGTACATCGCGGCCTTCGCGTTCTTCGTGTCGAAGTCGTTGTCCTTGTCGAACATCGGCTGATCGCGCCAGAAGAAGGTCATGCCACGAGGTGCGTTGGTGCGAACGAACCACGCCGTCGTCGACGGCAAATAGTGGTTCACCTTGATCCCTTCCGGGAACATGTTCGTCGCCTTGATGACGTTGATCGCGTTGTTGGCAGTGTCGTTCTGGAGAACGGACTGAACAATGCGGTTCGCCTCGTAGAAGAGTGCAGTCGGAACGATCAGGCAGCGAGGCATGATCGAAATCTTCTGCCCACGAGCGTTCACGGTATCCATGATCTGGATGCCCATGTCCTCGATGGATGCTTCCGTGAGGTCTGACGCCGTCGTCAGCTCATTTGACTGGTCACCAGACAGGGTCGGGTGGTCAGTGGCAATGAGCTCCTTGCCGTCGCCAAACGTGTACGTGTTGTTGAACGCACGGCCGTAGATGTTCGCGCATGTGTTCTCCAGCGTCTGACGGCCGGAGAAAGCAAGGGCCTGGGCACGACGCTCAGAGACCTGCTTGTACATGTTGTCGCGAAGTTCTTCGAAGGTGACGATGTAGCCGAGGGAGTAGGCGACGTGCGTATAGCGCGTCACGGTGCCCTGGGCTTCGGTGTCATACCTGGTCGCGGCGCCCTGCTCCTTGCGGTGCAGAAGGCCGAAGCCAGTGACCTCGACGTCCTCTTCGTACGACTTGTCTGACGTCTGAACATCAAAGAGGTCGGTGTACTCCTCCTTGTGCTCCGTGTAGGTCTGCCCCCAGATGGCATGGATGCCAGGCCAGAGGAGTTTGGGATGGGTCCCGGTGCTGATAGGTGTAGACATGTCTGGTTCCCTCCCTTAGACGCCGGTCAGATTGCGGAGGGAGTGCAGGTTGATCCTGCAAAGCCATCGCGCATACGCTGACGCCATTTCGTTGTCGGCGCGGTGAACACCACGAAGCAACCGCATCTGGAGAGTGTTGCCAGTCGCAACAGTCGAGGAGTCGAGCATCCAGCCCGAATATCCGGTGACCGTTGAGCCTGCACCCGCGACGAGGTCGACGTTCTTGGTGCCAGCCGTAGCCATCGCAATAGACCCGCCGACGGAGTCTTCCTGGGCCTCAAAGATGAGGTCCGGGTCGTCTGCGACGAGGATGTACTGAGCGGTTGAGGCTGGGTGGTAGACCAGCGAATCGCGCTGAAGCGTCACGACGGGTTCGCCGCCAGAGACAACCCCAACCATCGGGCCGATAGTCTGGTTTGATGCACCAGCCGTTGCAACCTGCACGACTGGGATTCCGTTCGCGTCTGATGCGCCCGTAGCGATGAGCGGCAGGCCGATGAACAACGCCGTCGCGTAAGACGCGGGGACGAAGTAGATGTTGGCCTGGCCGCTGTAAGGCGAGCCGTCGAGACGCTGAACGGGGATGATGCCACGAGGCATATTCCGATTTGGCATGGCCAAATACTCCATTGAGCATGAAAAAGATGATGACCAACTCCACCACGGAGTTGACCCTACGACGCCATCAGCGCCTTCCTTTTGCTCTTCAGAGTTCCTTCAACGTCTGACCGTGTTAGCGCTTGGCCTCGTTCTTGATCGAGATGCCCTGCGTCGGCACGTAGAAATTGCCTTGTCCTTCTGCTGACTTCCCCGTTGGGAGATTGCCAGCCCTCATCCCCTGCTCGCCATCGTCGATTCGGCGCTGATCCTGTTCGAGGTCTTCCTTCCACAGAATCTCAGGTATCTCCATGAGATACCCGATCATAGCCCGACCATCACGATGTCTTCCGTGAAGCTTGGAGACAGTCTTTCCTTCGTGGTCTTTAACGTGCTCCCATCCGGCTGTGCGCGCCTCTTCTACGCGGCCTGGGTGGTCAGCAAACCAGTGGCGATGGTAGCCAGGTCTGCGCGCATATGCAAGTTTCTGTTGTCGGCGCCCAAAGGGGACACGTTTGGAGCGCAGCTCAGCGATGCGAAGATTGAGTGCCTCCTCGTCAGCCAGGACCTCCGGAGCTGCCGCCACCTTCGGGGCTTCAGTCTTCGGTGCAGGGGGCAGCGGCGCCTTGCGCGTCGACATGTTCGGGTATGGCTTCGGGTTCTCGATGTCTGACATGATTTACTCCTCTATCTCGGTGCCGTGATACTGGCGAAGGAACTCAGCCTTCGTGTACGGCTGGTATCCAGGTTTACCCTTGCGAAGATCAACCATCCTGGAGACCCTGGCGTACTCCGCCCTGGCTTCCTGCGGCAGCGCCTCGAAGGACTTGTCGAGCTTGCTCGACGGCTTCCCACCCTGGTTCTGGATCGAACCCCCGGTGTTAACGTTTGGCTGCGTGCGCCTGGTCACCCCGGCAAAGTACTTGGAGTCCGAGAAGCGCTGCTGGACCACGCGATCCACTTCAGCCAGGACTTCAGCCAGGGTGAGGCTTGGGTCACGCTGGCGGACGACGGTGTACTCGGCGTTCGCGACGGCGTGCATGGCGGCGTCATTGCGATACCACTCACGCTCCGGTGCGTTTGCCCAGGCGACGGCAACCGGATCGACCTTCTGCTGCTGAGGCTGCTGCTGGGAGCCGTCAGCTTCCGCCTTCTTCTTCGCTGGCTGCCCCAGGCCGGACGCCGCGCTCTGCTGGTGCGCCTCCTGGAGCTCCTTCATCTTGTCGACGATCTCGACGACGCGCTCCTGGTCACCGTCGGCCGCGGCCTCCTTGGCTTCCTTCTTGAGCTGGGCAACAGCCCGCTCGTAGCCGCGCTTCTCGGCCGTCGTTGCGACCGCGCGCATGGAATCCAAGGCCTCACCCATTTCGTCCAGGCGGGAGATGGCCTCGTCCAGCTTGCGCTGGGCCGCATCGGCCTTCGCCTCGGCAGATGCCGCTCTGCGGTCCAGGCGCTTCAGGTTTTCCCGGAGGATCGGGGCCTCGCGCTCCGCACGCTCGATGAACTTCTCAGCCGGAATCCAGTCCTCCGGCCGCCCATGGAACTCGTCCTTGGGATACCAGCCCATGCGCCTGGCACGGGCTTCAGCTGACATGTCCAGGTCGTCGCCTGACACTCCTGCCTGCTGGTTGTCGTCGATATGACGATCTACGAAATTGCCGCCCATTGGTTATGCCTCCAGTTTCTTCTGCGCTTCGGCGTAATCCGCCGAGGATGCGATGAGAGCTGTGATGCAGCGATCCGACATCAGTCGGTACTGCTGGCCGTCGAGGCCCGTCTGCTCCCTGCCTGCGTACCGCTCGAACACGACACGGTCGCCGACCTTCGGCTTCAATCCTTCCCAGGCCCTGGTGCGGTCAGACAGCCAGAGGAACGCCCCCTCGCCGATGGCCACAACGACACCCGTCTCGGCCATCATCTGCTGCTTCAGCTGGACGTCCGCGGTGATGAAGAGGTTGCCCGACGTTGTGTCCGGCGCCACGTCGCAGAGGACCACGACGCTGTCTGCGAGCGGCGTGAACCCGCTCTT